CGCGTATCAGAACCTGTACCAAGGCCGCACCACCAAGCGCGTGGCGCGCAACCTGGACGCGCTCGGCCTCATTACCGACCAGAGCAAGGTCCAGCACGACAAGTCCGGCCAGCTCACGTTCATGAACCCGGGCGCGCTCAAGGGTGCCGAGCTGTTCCGGCAAAACCAGTTCGCTTGGCTCGAGCAGGTGCTGCTGCCTTCCCTGGCCGCCAAGGGCATCACCGACCCCGACCAGATCAAGGACACCATCGGCAGCATCTTCTCGAACCGCACGGCTGCCAACCTGTTCGCGCAGATGTACATGCAGCGCGAGCAGATCCACAAGAACATGCGGTTGAACCAGGGCGCCGACGGCATCGACCAGCTCGACGCCCGTGCGAAAGCCCTGCCGCAGGGCAAGGAGATCGACACGCTCGCCAAGGTCCACGACCTGCAGAAGGAGATCGGCGAGAAGGTACTGCCGCTCTACGCGAGCGCTCTGGAATGGGTCGCACGCGCTGCCAGCGGCGTGACGAAGTTCATGCAGGAGAACCCCGGCCTCGCAAAGGCGATGGCCGTCGGCGTCGGCGCCCTCGCCGCTTCGCTGCTCGTGCTCGGCCCCATCATGCTGGCCGTTGCGTCCGTGCTCGGGCCGTACGCCATGCTGTACCTGGTCATGGGCAAGATGGGCATCGCCGGCGGCGTGCTGTCCGGTGTACTCCGAGGCTTAGCGGGCGCCTTCACGTGGGTGATGCGCGCTGTCGGCCTGCTCGGGCGCGTGCTGCTGATGAATCCCATCGGCCTCCTGGTAACGGCCATCGGCGTGGCCGCCTACCTCATCTACCAGTACTGGGAGCCGATCAGCGGCTTCTTCCGGGGCCTGTGGGGCCAGGTGAAAGAGGCGTTCAACGGCGGCATTGGCGGCGTGAGCGCGCTGGTGCTCAACTGGTCGCCGCTGGGGCTCTTCCACGCCGCCTTTGCCACGGTGATGCAGTGGTTCGGGATCGAGGTGCCGACGAAGTTCACCGAGTTCGGTGCCAACATCATTCAGGGCCTGGCCAACGGCATCAAAGGCGCGATCGGCTGGGTGGTGGACGCCGTGGGCGGCGTCGCCGATCGCACCATCGGGCTCTTCAAAGAGAAGCTGGGCATCCACAGCCCCAGCCGCGTCTTCGCCACGTTGGGGGCCTTCACCATGGCCGGCCTGCAGGAAGGCCTGGCCGACGGCGAAGGCGGCCCGCTGGGCACCGTGCAGCGCGTGGCGTCCAAGCTCGCCGGCATCGGCGCCGGCGTGGCCATCGGCACAGCCCCGGCGATCGCCGCGCCCGTGACGTTCGACACCCGGCCCCCACTCTCTACGAGTGCCGTTGGCGTGACCGCGGCGCCTGCGGCTTTCGGGCCCATCACGATCAACATTTACCCGCAAGCCGGCATGGACCCGCAAGCCATCGCACACGCGGTGCGCGACGAGCTGCGCAAGATCGAGAACCAGAACGCGGCGCGTGCACGCTCGCGCCTTTCCGATAGGGACTGACCATGATGATGGCGTTGGGGCTCTTCGTGTTCAGCCTGGACACGGCCCCCTACCAGGAATTCAAGCGACAGGTGGCCTGGCGCCACCCGGGCCACAACCGGGTCGGCCGCCGGCCCTCACACCAGTACACCGGCCCGGACGACGAAACCGTCACCCTGGCGGGCAAGCTGCTGCCGGAATTGACCGGCGGCGAATGGACGCTCGCCGCACTTGAGCTGATGGGCGACACCGGCGACGCCTACACCCTCATCGAGGGTACCGGCCACTACTACGGCCAGTTCTACATCGACAGCGTCGACACGACCCGTACCTACTTCTTCCAGGATGGCGCCGCGCGCGTGTGCGACTTCACCATCAAGCTCACGCGGGCCGACGACGGTCTGCTCTCCAAGGCGGCCAGCGTTCTAACGGGACTCCTGCGATGACAGATCTGAGCACCACCGCCCTTTCGCCGCGCCCGGTGTACCGGCTGACCCTCAACGGCAAGGACATTACCGGCCGCTTCCAGGACCGACTCATCGAGCTCACGCTGACCGACAACTGCGGCTTCGAGGCCGATCAGCTCGACATCGAGCTCGACGACACCGACGGCAAGCTGGATCTCCCCGAGAAAGGCGTGCGGCTGTCGCTGTCCCTCGGCTGGGCAGATACCGGCGTGGTCAACAAAGGGACGTACAAGGTGGACGAGCTCGAGCACACCGGGCCGCCCGATCGCCTCATCATCCGCGCGCGCAGCGCGGAGATGGACGGCGGGCTCACCACCCGCCGCGAAAACTCCTACGTCGGCAAGACGGTCAGCGAGGTCGTGCAGGCGATCGCCATGCGCAACAAGTTCACGTGGATGGTGGGCAAGAAGCTGGCCGACCTGGTCATCGCCCACGTCGACCAGACCGGCGAGTCAGACGCCAACTTCCTGTCGCGCCTGGCAAAGGAGTTCGACGCGATCGCCACCGTGAAGAACGGCACGCTGCTCTTCATCCCCGCCGGCGAGCCCACGAGCGGATCCGGCGTCGCGCTGCCGCCCGTCACCATCACCCGGGCGGTAGGCGACACGCACACGTTCAGCATTGCCGACCGCGAGAACTACAACGGCGTGAAGGCCTACTACCAGGACACGCGCGCGGGCGTGCGCGGCGAAGTGGTCATCGATGCTTCCAACGCCACCGCCGTCAAAGAGAAGCCGGACACCGGCAAGGCGAAGAAGAAGCCTGAAACCGTGCAGGCCACGCCCAACCCGGAAAACGTGAAGGTGCTGCGGCACACGTACGCGTCCAAGTCCAACGCGGAGCGCGCGGCCCGCAGCGAGTGGCGCAAGATCCAGCGTGGCATGGCGACCTTCACCATCACGCTGGCGCGCGGGCGGGCCGAGCTGTTCCCTTCACTGCATGCCAAGGTGAGCGGGTGGAAACCGCAGATCGACAACACGGGTTGGTCTGTCGGGAAGGTCGTTCACCGGGTGAGTGGCGGGGGCGGTTTCACGACCACGCTCGAGCTGGAGATCCAGCCGGAAAGGCTGGAGGAAGTGGGGACGCCTTCTGCTAAGACTTAGCTATCCAGTTCGGAAATCATCGCGCTATGAAGGCGTCGATCTTCCGCATCTTCGGACCTGCCCCGATCGGCTTCTAACTTGCTACGAAGCGCCTTCTTGTAGTCAGCTGAGAACGCCCGCTTCATGGTCGGCAATGTTTCGGCCAGTGCGTTCAGCACTTGCAATCTATCCTCGCCCGTTACCTCGCCCTCCAACAGCCCCGCAAGCGTCTCGTCAAATACGGTCATGACTGCGGACCTCATCTCGTCTACTGCGTCTACGACCGCCTTGTGATTCGCGGCATTCGGGGCTGTCGCGGCGAGCTCATCGAACAGATTCAATCCCGTGGCGACCGCACGAACCGTGTATGCCAGCAATGATGCAACTTCCGGCTTTTGCGATTTAGTACTGAAGTCCGCCTTCACATACAGCTCGTCAATCGAACAGAGACTGCCAAGAAACTCCACATATTCTGCAAATCGTTTCGCTGCGGGTAGGCTCCGATTGCGATAGACAAGAAGGTTCTCAGGCGCTGTCACTCTATCGAGCAGTTCAGCGCCATCCGCGTTTGAGTAACGTGGTAGCCGGACAGCCTTGGACGCAAGGATGCGCGCCGCCTTGGCGTAGTCGTCGCTCGTCCACAAATGTGAGGTCGAGGGGATTCCCCCCTGCACATAGGGCGACGACGTGTGATCTTGAGCGATGGCTGGCTCGGCAAGGGAGAGCACGAGTGCAGCAACGAGGGTGACAAAGTGCATGATGTAAAGAAGCTGTGGTTGCGACGCGGTTGCTTTGCCCGCAATGAGAGGGGACATGAGACGCAACTACCTATCAGATTCGCATGTTTTTCTAACGCATCACTGCGCCGCCGCCCAGTCCAGGGGAATACGATCCCACAACGCCCGATTCATCGCCCTCACCTTTGGTGAAGGGTGTGCCGACGTTACGACCCGCAGCCCGAGGCCTCGGACGAGGGCCTCAGCCCGTCTCGCCTTCCGGCCAACCAGGACGACGGTCTCCAAACCTGGGAGAAGCGCGAAGAGATTAGCGAGCTCGGCAAGACCCTCCC